ATGGAAATAGATAAATGCGAGGTCGTTTGTGCAAACTGTCACCGCGTCAGAACCTATAAAAGGCTTTATCCATGTAAGCCTGATATTTTTGAAATGACTTATGTAGAGGTAGAAAATGAAAATAAAAATTAAATCAAGAGAAGAGATTGGGAAGACTTTGAACAAAATTAACATTCATATAGATGGTTCATCAAAATTTAACCCCAAGATGTTTAGCCTCTGTGGGAAAGTGCTTGATGCTATTCCTATTGACCTCGATGGATATAAAGCAGCTGCAGGATATTCGTATCTAGATGGTGACACATGGGGCTGGCACCCAGACTGGTACGAAGTAATAGAGCTGGATTTTACCGAAGAAGACATTCAAAACATAGAGCTTATGGATGAGATGTTGGGGTATTTTTTGGGTAGCAAAATTGACACTAGGGAGCAATATCTTTTGTCTATAGGGACTAAATACAAGATAAGATGGGATACCTTTACTCTTTAACAAGGCAAAGGAAGTGGTCGGAATTATTTAAAAAGTCATCAAAGAGAGATAAATTTTATCGACAATAATACCGAATATGCTATTATGCACAAAAGGGGTGTTTATGAAATTTATTATCTTGATTCTTTTAGTGGTTGCCTGTGGAAAAAGTGGTTCTGGTTCGAGTGTTTCGGAGGCTCCTGCTAATTTAGTTTATGGCTCTTCTTACGCTCTACCTGTAGCGATTAATCCATATGACTCTTTTGGCTATAAGTTAGATTACTCATGCGACGCAGATACTTGCCATGTTAGTGGGACAATAGTTAGAAGATACACTACGGCCGCGACAATGGCCTATTTTGACTTTAGCGGAGAGCTGGCCAAAACATCCTCTGGATACCAAGGGGTTATTGAAGTAGATGGGCTTTATTTGACTTACGAGATCAAACTTAATGAAAACTATAGACTGGTTGCCATTGCTGATAATACTAAGTGCACAAGTGTCTCACAAGAGGCCAGTAAGGTGCAGTTTGATACATATTTCTCAAGCTTTTCTGACATGAATAAAGGCATCGCGGGATTAAATACATCTACATGGGGATCAAAATCATTATGCGGATTTTAATTCTTTTAATGCTTTCCTCATGCGGGCAACCAAAAGAGAGATGCGTAAGCGGTCAAGAAAAACAGATGTTATGCCAAGCTGAAGTCATAGGCAATTGGCACCCGGCCAGTGCGCCAGAGTTTGAATTAAAGCAATGTGAATATCAGTATCCGATTGGAGGGTGTTACTAATGAAATGGGCACATAAGGTTAAGATTTTAAGAGTTTTTGAATCATGCGAGACTTACGCTCAATGGAATAATGCTTTTGAGTGGTTTAGTAACGCAATAAGAAGGGCTATAAGTTTTAAGGATTATGCTGAACTACATGATGCAATATTTAAGATATTCAACAATAAAAGATTAACACATAATAAAACACCTAAGTTTTAGAAATTTGACAACTAGTTAAAATCTCATCTAAGCTAAAATTAATGCGTTAGTGACGCTTAATCTTAACTTAGTGAGTTAGGCATGGAACAAGTCCTCGGATCGTGTATAGCGATTCTTGACGGTTTATCTACCAAGGTAGACGGATCAGTCACAATTAAAGTTAATATCGACCCTTCTAATCAAGAACTAATCACAAATCTAATGAAGCTATGGGCAGAGTCTAATAGATCAATGGCGGTCGCCTTTACAAGGGTGGACTAATGAGGCCCACTGACTACACGGACGAGATGCCAAAGAAGCTGATGGAGCATTTTAGTATTCCTCTTTATAAAGAAGTGATTGAAGAAATCGCATCAGGTGGAAGGGTTGTTCAAGTAAAGAAGCTTAAGGCAAACTCGATGCCTACTTTTGAACGCTTTGCAATAAATGTAGGGGTTACTCACAACACCTTAAGGAATTGGGGCGCTGTTCATCCTGAGTTTTTGAGTGCTTATAACGCGTGCAAGGACATCCAGAAAGAGTTTATCGTCGAACACGGCATGAACAACAATTATAATGCAGGATTCGCTAAGTTCGTGGCGATTAACGTGACCGACTTCAAAGACAAAGTAGAGCACGACTTGTCGGATGATGCAAAGAAAGCTATTGGCATCAATATTTCTAAAGATGAAGAGAGCCTGTGAGTGAATTTAAGCTCACTAAAAAACAAACTGAAGCCGTTAAGATACTTGCAGGAATAGCTCGATATATAATGCTTTTTGGTGGGAGCCGATCGGGCAAGACCTTTTTGGCCGTTAGGGCGCTGGTAATAAGGGCATCCAAGGTCAAATCTCGCCACTGTATCCTTAGGTTAAACTTTAATCATATTAAAACATCTATTTGGCTAGACACTCTTCCGAAGGTGTTCAGAATATGCTTCCCTGATCTTCCTGTAACCTGGAACAAAACGGATTACTACGTTACCTTGCCTAATGGTTCAGAAATATGGTGCGCCGGGCTTGACGATGAAAAGAGGGTTGAGAAGATTCTAGGGAAGGAATATTCCACACTTTACTTCAATGAGTGCTCCCAGATTCCATACACCTCGATTCAAATTGCCTTGACTCGTCTTGCAGAAAAGAATGATTTAACCAAAAAGGCATATTTTGACCAAAACCCTCCAGGAAAGAAGCATTGGAGCTATTGGCTATTCATGAAAAAGCTTGACCCGATAGATAACGTTCCTATTGATCCTGGTAAATACGCATCAATCCTAATGAACCCTAAAGACAATCTTGAAAACATAGATAGCGAATACATAACAGAGGTTCTGGACAATATGCCAGAGGCGCAAAAGAAGCGTTTCAGGGATGGCGAATTTTCGTCTGATGATGATGGCGCAGCTTATTATTCTTTTGATCGAGAAATCCACGTCCAGGAAATAGATACAACTAGGCTAGGTGGGCAAATACGAATAGGCATGGACTTTAACGTAAATCCAATGACTGCGGTGTTTTGCTATCATATAAATGGAATATTTTATATCTTTGACGAGGCATTTCTAGAGAACTCAGACACCTATAAAATGAGTTCTTGGGTTAAAAAGAAAAACTATATTGGAACCATATACCCAGACAGTACGGCCAAGAATAGAAAAACATCAGGCAAATCAGATCACGCAATCCTTGAAAGCGATGGGCATACAATACACTTTACTAGAAACCCATTTGTTACTGATCGCGTAAACAATGTGAATAGACTTTTAAAAGATCGCAAGATTATAATTGATTCTAGGTGTAAAAAGCTGATTAATGATCTCGAAAAAGTATCATGGAAAAATGATGAGCTTGATCAGAAGACTGACAAAATGTTAACCCATATCTCTGATGCTCTAGGGTATCTTTGCTGGGCGGTCGATCCAATCGGTGGGGAAATGGAAGACTCAAGTTTTATTCAACTATAAGGACGTTATGACTAGACAAGAAAAGATTCAACTCTACTTAAAGCATATCGAGAATCACGCTCAATACCTTTCGGACAATGCGGAAAAGCTCGATATTTACGAAGGAAACCTTAAGCCTTACGTAGACGCAGTTATGAAAAAGACTGTTTCGGACAACTATTATCAAAAGATTAAAGACCGCATTATCCCCATTAACGTACTTACTCGCATCATGGATAAGCTCTCAAAGGTTTATATTAATGAGCCAGACAGAAAGTCTGAGAAGTACCAGGACTTTGTTAACCGTGTTGAGAAAGAATCTGGCCTTGATATGGAGATGAGTTTAGCTGACTGTTATTCTCACCTGTTTAAAGGTTATGCACTTGAGCCTTATCTTGATGACGGCAAGATCAACGCGAGGGTCATCCCTTATGACCGATTTCTGCCACTTGGACTAGACTACAAAAACCCTACAAAGATGACTGATTTTATCAAGTTCATGGGGAAGTATAACGACAAGAGAGTTTATTTCGCTTATACAGATACCGAGTTCTATGCCTTCAATGAAGATGGCGCGGAGCTTGCGGAGTATTACGAGGGCAACGATGGACTAAACCTTATTGGCAGAATCCCTGTTGTTTACGGTAACAGATCAAGGCAATCCCTTATTCCTACTCAAGACACAGACATCATCCAACTTACAAAGATGATTCCGGTCCTGATCTCGGATCTAGCTGGTGCCATTATGTTTCAATGCTTCTCGATCATAGTGGGGATTAATGTTAAGGCAGAGAATTTAACTATGTCTCCAAACGCTTTCTGGTCACTTAAAGCGGACAACAAAGCAGAGACAGGAAATCCATCAATCCAAACAATTAAACCTGAGGCAGACATTGATAAGGTTCTATCTTTCATTAAGCAGGTGTTTGCTTTCTGGTTAGAAACTAAGGGTGTTCGCATTGGATCACTAAACACAATCGACGCCGGAAACGCAGCATCAGGGATTGCTAAGATCATTGATGAAATGGATGTTTACGAGATTAAGAAGCAGCAAATTCTTTTCTTTAAAAAAGAGGAGGATGATTTTTGGGATTTAATGAAGTCCATGAATAATTATTGGATGGGTTCATCTGAAGACTATAAAGGCACAATGATCGGGAATGATTTTGAAGTTGTAGTGACTTTTGACGAACCGCAACCAGAAGTCTCAAGAGATGCTTACTTCACTACAATCGACAAGGAATACAAGGGCGGCTATCTCGATGCTGAGTCAGCTATCAGAAGCCTTTATCCTGATTTAGATGATGAACAAGTTAAGGTAAGAGCTTTAGCACTAGAGGGCACGGATGGCGTGGATCAAGACACAAATCAAGATACCGCAACAATATAGCTCGGTTGACGCTCGCGAAATAGGTGAGCGTTTACTTGAGTATATTGTTAGTCGAACCAAAGACGGGAAGGGTGCAAACGGTAAGCCTTTCCCTGCCTATTCAAAATCATACATTGATTCGCTTGAATTTGAGATCGCTGGTAAAGATCCAGGGACAAGAGACCTTACCCTTAGCGGTGAGATGCTGGACTCTCTAAGGGTTATATCAGCACAAAGAGGCAGTATCACAATAGGATTCGAAGAGGGTGATCCCAATAATGAAAAAGCAGAAGGGAACATTCTTGGCACTTACGGGAAGGACACACCAAACCCAAAGAAAGCAAGAAACTTTATGGAGATCACCGAGAAAGAGGTTTCTAATATCCTAACTGAGTTCCCGTTAAATGAAAGGGTTCAAAGCTCACAGATTTCAAGAGAGGCGAGAAGACGCGCCCTGGAGATCGTAGAAGACTTTGAATTTGATATTGATGAAGGCGAGTGAGAAGCTAAGACAGCTTCAGATAAAGTCACAGCGCATCGTAGAAGATCTTGCAAACAAGGGAGAGTTTGATTTCCTCTTGAAAGAAATTCCAGAACAGATCAGAAAAAGAACACAGCTAGGTAAAGGTGTGGATGAATCTGGTAAAAACATAAAGCTTAACCCACTATCAGAGCTATACGTTGAACGTAGAAAAAAGCTTAAGTTAGACTCAAACACAAAACCAAAACGATCAAACCTCACAGCTACAGGCCAAATGCTTAGGGCCATATTTGGCACTAGACAAGGCACGAGATTTATCTTTTCATTTAAGGGTTCAAGAGAAGACGGGAAAACAAATGATGAGGTGGCATCATACGCACCAAAGCTTGGTAGGCCGTTCTTTAACCTATCAAACACCGAGAGAGTAGGGGATCAAAGAAAGCTCGCTCAATTAATAAGAAACGCACTTAAAAAATAGGTGCTTGACATAACATCAGGAGTTAGAAAAAATGAGTATTGACACCACAGATCAGGTTAGTGACCAAGATCAATCATCCGTTAGTGACGGGGATGCTGGGAATGAAAGCAATGATGCGAAGTTCAAAAAGCTCCTCGGTCAGCGTAAAGCAGATCAAGAAAAATTAAAAGAACTTCAATCTAAGCTAGGAACTTTTGAGTCTGAGAAGCGAAAGCTCGAAGAAGAAAAGATGAAGCACGAAGGCAACTTCAAAGCTTTACTTGATTCAAGAGAGAAAGAACTTCAAGAACTTTCTTCCAAGCTTAAAGATTATGAAAGCAAAGTCGTATCTTACGAAGAAACTTTCATTAATCAAAAGAAAATCAATGCGTTTCACCAAGCAATCGGTGGCAAGCTTAAGGATCAAGAATACTACGATCTATTTAAAGCGGATAAAATCGCCTTAGATGATGAGGGTAACATTGATGAGAAATCACTTAAGCAGTATGCTTCTGAGTTTATTAACAAGCATAAGTCATTGATTGATTTCAAAACAGGAAAGATGCCTGATGGTGCTGCAAAAGTAACTGGATCAAAAGACCAGACAGCTATTGAAAGCATGACACCAGCGCAACTTGAGCAACTTATTAAAGACAGGGCCGCAAAGGGCCTTTTATAACAAAACAGGAGTTTTAAAATGGCCGACGTAATTACGGGCAACACGCAATTAGGCGCAACAAAACAAGATCTAATCGCTTCACTTGTTCAAAAAGAACTAGCTTTCCAAGCTAAACTACTTCCTACGGTACTTAACGTATCTCCATTTGCAGTGAACGGAGCTAAGTCAATCTCTTTCCCTAAGTTAACATCTTTTACAGTTGTCAACCGCTCTGAAGGTGTTGCTGGTGATGCTTCTGCTCTTACTGCAACAGTGGATACAATGCTTCTTGATAAGAATGCTTACATTGCATACATCATCGACGCAATGACAGCTGCTCAGTCAAACATCAATGCACAGCTTGAGTATGCTAAGTTTGCCGCTGCTTCTCACGCTCGCTACGTTGACACTCAAATCATCGCTGCACTTCGTTCGGGCGCATCTTCGTTTGAAACAACAGGTACAGATGCAGACGTTTCTTACGCCAGCCTTCTTGCCATGAGACTTAAGCTAATTAAGGCCGATGCAAATATCGCTGATTGCGCCATCATCGCTTCGCCTAAGCAAGAGTCTGTCCTTTTTGGTCTTGACGAGTTCAAGAGAGCCGATGTTTACGGGCAAGGTAATATCCCTAACGGTGTTATCGGACGCATCCTTGGTATGCCGGTAATCGTTCATAATGGACTAGATGACAAAGAAGTATTTATGTACGAAAAATCTGGTCTAGCTATCGGATTCCAAAAAGCTCCTGCAATGTCAGAAGAAGGAACAAACGCTTACGGTGTTGGTTCAGTACGCGTTGCTATTGACCAATTGTTCGGTGTTAAAGCACTTCAAACAGGTCTTAAAGGTGCTGCTTCTGGTAAATCACCTCTTATCGTAGGTCTTAACGATTAATTAAAAACTAACTGGGTGGGTGCTTCGGTACTCACCCTTTCACTTGAGGCGTTATGAATAACCGCATCTTATATTCAGACAACGGAACGCTTCATGATTTTTCGGTTGCTCTGAATAATTATTACAACTCAACAGAAATATTAAATTTAAAAACTACAGATTATCTATATATTGGGGCAAGACTTCCTTTCAATCACTGCTTTTTTAAGCTTGATTCGGTTAATACTTCAGAAGCATCTCTATCTGTAGAGTATTGGTCTGCCAATGGCTGGGCAAACTGTGTAGAAGTGTTAGACTCTACAAATGGATTTAAACAGTCAGGCTTTATTGAGTGGACTCCTAATAGGCAAACATCTTGGGCGAGAGAGTCTACTAATGATGAAGGCGAGACAGTTAATGGCCTTGAGTCGGTTACAATCTATAACCGTTACTGGATAAGAATTAAAACAGATACAGACTTTGAAGGCGAAACCATTCCAGGAGAGACGGAACTAGATCCAGACACGATTCTTAATGTTCAAGTTTCTTGGATCGGGAACCTGTTCTCGGATGATAACGACCTTAGTGCAGAGTATCCAGACCTTGTTAGAAGCGAGGTCAAAACATCATTCAAGTCAGGAAAAACAGACTGGGAAGAGCAGCACGTTAAGGCAGCACAGGTTATTATCCAGGATTTGATTGATAAGAACATCATAGAAGAAAAGGGTCAGATTCTTGACTGGCGAGAATTTATCAATGCTTCTGTTCATAAAACAGCAGAGATCATTTTTAACTCATTCGGTGATGACTATAGGGATAATTCGGCCGATGCTCGCAAGGAATACCTGCAAAGAATCTCAAAGAGAATCTATCGTGTTGACCTCAATAAAAACGCAATAGAGGACGCTAAAGAGTCTTTTAATCAATCAGGATTTCTTTCAAGATGAGCAAGGTAACGACGATCTATAACAAAATCATCGAGAAACTTTCAGAGCTTTATCCTGATAAACAGAGAATCCCCAACGCTTATTCATTAACTGACAATAACGATAACCTGTTAAGAGACTCTTTTGGCCTTAAGGTTGGCGGTGCTGACTTTGAGGAGTTTGAGTTTTGTAACTTTGTCGTGAATAGAACATTTTCAGTCGTACTTACTCGCGAGATGTTTAGGCTTGAATCATCTACAAGTGAATTTGACGATCGCTCAGTTAAGCTTCTTGAAGATGTTTACGAAGTGCAAGAACTGTTTTTTAATTATAATGAGCTAGGAATTGATGATGATATTTTAAGAGTTCAAATCGGTAGCGTGTCAGAAGTGACAGCGTTTAACGGTGACAAGTCGAACTTCTTAAGCATGGAAGCATCATTTATATTTTCGATAAAAGAATCATTCAAGGGAGAATAGTATGTCATTAGGTCTAGTAAGAGCATCGTCATTTGCGATCGTAAAAGAAGTCACACCAGGGACTTACGTTAAACCTACAATAGGAAGTCAATTTGTCCCACTTCGCCCAGGGAATACAACAAACTATGAACCTGAACTTCTTGAGAGTGATGAGCTTTTAAATGATATTGGTGCATCTAAGTCTTTCATTGGGAAAGAAGCGCAGTCTGGATCACACCCAGCATATCTTCGTCACTCAGGCGTTGAAGGGCAAGAGCCAGAGCTAGGAATTCTTTACGAATCACTCATGGCCACAAAGGTTATCGCTGCGAATGAATACGATACTGATTCAGGATCAACGACGACTGTCATCACTGTGCCAACAGGTGAAGGAGTTAACTTTATCGTTGGCCAAGCTCTCTTGATTAAGGATGCTTCTAACGGATTCTCGATCAGAAACATTAAATCAATCACTGGTGATAATCTTGAATTAAACTTTAGACTTACTTCTGCTCCTGCTTCTGCGGTGAACCTTGGTAAGGCCATTACGTACGTTCCGGCCGCAAGTGGACACCCTACTTTCTCGACAACTAAGCATATCGGTGGAGACTTCGCCATTGAAGCTACTGCTGGAAACACAGTAACAGAGATGAGTTTAACTGCTGATGCTAACGGATTCGGAACTGTTGAATTTTCTTATGAGGGTGTTAAGTATTACTATAACCCTATCGAGATCACTTCTAACACTCGTTTTATCGACTTTACGGATGATATGGGTACATTCTCCGCTTCAGTTCCAGTAGCGATTTACAAGACTCCTATCGAGCTTGCAGACGCTATTGCTGCATCAATGAACGCTGCATCTACAGAAACTTACACTGTGACTTATGATAACAAGACTGGAAAGTTTGTTATTGCGACTTCGACAAGCTCACTTCTTTCTCTTCTTTGGAACACAGGAGCAAATGCGGCTAACTCAATTGGAACAAAGATTGGTTTCTCGGTTGCCGCAAATGACACTGGTTCTCTCTCATACACTTCTGATAACGCTCAAACATACGCCCCAGCGGTAACTCCTGCTTATGACGTGGCCGATGCCATCATTATTAAAGGTGCCGAGTTATTCGTCGGTGATCAAATCGATAACGTGTGTATCTGTGCCCAGTCAGTCGCCATGACAATCTCTAAGACGGTCGAGGATGTTGACTGTATCTGTGAAGAGTCGGGCGTAAGCGAGAAGATCCCTACAGCTCGCTCGGTTGAAATGACTGTGACAGCGTCACTCAACAAATACGACGCTTCAATTCTTGATGCTCTTCTTAAAAATAAAGGTATCTCAGCAATGTTTAATGCTGGGCCTAAAGTTGGTGGAAACTGGAAGCCTGGATCATGCTTTAACGCATACGTTCAGAACTGTACTGTTTCAGCTTACACGGTCACAGGGGAGAGCTTTGTTCAGGCAGAGTTCACACTTAAGGGCTTTGTAACATCAACAGGAAAAGACGCTTTCCTTAACTTCGTTTAATAAGTATCCTTTCTTAAAAACAAAGGAGAGCTTATGAAATGGTTAGAAAAAGAAACTGCTAAGGGTGTCCTGAAATACAGGATGCCCGATATCTCTGAAGGATATTTCTTTCTTGCAGAGATTGAGCAAATGAAAAATGCCCAAGATATTTTTAAGTGTAAAGGTACGTTCATTAAAATGATGGGCGACATGATTTCATTTAAAGACCTTGGCTACAATGATTATAAAGAATTTTTAAGCGACCGTGAAAATAATGAGCAAGCAATGAATGAAATAGTTTCAGATGTATTTGATACGATTACAAGAGGTCTTGCAAAAAAGAGCTAGTGGCCGATGCTGTTATCTCGGCTAGAAATTCTCATTCCTTAGAGGAACTGACAAGACTCACAGGAGACGAAGAGAAAGCGAGATACATACTTGAGGTTGTGAAAGACGTTAAAAGATATGCAAACTATATGAGGGCGCAATCTTTAGGCATCAATTACGGGCCACATGATTTAACCTTTATGGATATGCTTTTGTTCTCATGGATTAAGGAACAGCTAGATGTCAGAAAAACTTGAATTTGATTTATCCGTAAAGAATAACCAGCTAAGTAAGGCCCTTGAGGATGGCACAAAAAAAGCGTCTATCCTTGAGGGTTCTTTAAGTACGGCCATTGGTGTATTTGCCGGGGGCCTTGCTACAAAGGCTTTTGACGGTATCACTGCCGGATTCGGGAAGCTGATTGATTTCGGCAAAGAATCCATTAAGAACTTTGAAGGGCAGCAGGATGCTCTTAATAAGCTAGGACAATCTCTCAAGGCATCAGGTTCATTCTCACAATCAGCAGTAGACGACTTCTCGGCCTTTGCCTCTCAATTACAAGCAACATCAAAATTTGGGGACGAGGTAGTCATATCTCAGATCGCTGTGGCGAAATCTCTTGGTGCTACAAACGCAAGAGCAAAAGAACTTGTGCAAGCCGCAGCAAACCTTTCAGCTACTTTCGGTGGATCACTCGAAGAAAATGTTTTAAAGCTAGGAAAGACATTATCGGGAGAGACTGGAAGACTTGGGCAGTTAATTCCTGAGCTTAAAGGTTTAACTAAGGCTCAATTAGAAGCTGGTGATGCAGCGGATATCATTAATAGAAAATTTGCAGGGGCCTCTGCGAGCGAGCTTAACACTTACTCAGGTTCAGTTATTGCAGTAGATAATGCATTTTCTGATCTTCAAGAGGAGATTGGCGGGGTAATTGTTTCAACCCTTGGGCTACAAGAAAAGAATAATTTCCTTAAAGGTGTTTATGAAGAGCTAACTGTTGCCGTCAAGGATTATGCCATTGCGCAGGCAAGAGGGGAAGAAGGGTTTGTCGAAACCTCGGACACTATTGGTCAACTACAAAGAGATTATGACGACTTAAGATTAAAGATTATTGAAGCAGAGCAAGTTCTTGTAAAGGCAGACTCTAAGGATACAAGTTTTTTCGAGTCAATATTTTTAAATACGGCCAGGGCCAAAGAGCAAATTCAACAGTTTTCAATTGAAGCAAAAAGACTTGAGGATCAAATAAAGAGTGCTCAAACATCTCTTCCTTCACCTGAAGCCAGTGGAGAGACAACAGTAGATAAAAGGTCTGCTCAAGAGATAGCGGCTCAAGAGAAACTGAATAACGAAATACTTTTTCTTCAACAACAATTAATAGAGCAAAAAAGAAATAATGAGATTCAGGCTGATAACCTGAAAATAGAAGACGAGGCGGCTAGAAACGCTGCTGAACTAGAAAGGATCGCTGCTTTTGAAATAACTAAAGCAGAGCAACAGGCGGCTTTAAAGGCAGCCAATGCAACAGCTACGCTTGAAGGTGAAGAGCAAAGACTTTCTCTTCTTCAAATTCAGGCAGAAAAAGAACTGGCCATCGATAAAATTAAAAATGATAAATTAATCAAAGGACAAGAAGCACTTCTTAAAATTAGAAGGGATGCTGAAAACGCCAGAGCACAATATGAGAACAAGCTCAGACAAGACCAACTTAATGAGCAGAACTCATTTTTCAATGCTGCAATATCTTTAAGTAATTCAAAATCAAAAGAGCTTGCTGCAATCGGCAAGGCAGCAGCTATTGTAAATGCAACAATTGCAGGACGAGAGTCTATTGTTAACTCATTTAATTTTGGTTCAAGAATTGGTGGGCCACCTCTCGGGTTTTCTTTTGCTGCTATTGCTGCAGCAGCAACGGCTTCACAGATTGCTCAAATTGCCGGTGTTCAATTCGAACAAGGTGGTGTTGTTGGTGGTGTTAACGGTGGAAGTGTTGGCCCAGATAATCGAGTCGCACAGATCAGAGACGGTGAAATGATTCTTAATGCAGATCAGCAAAAAAACCTTATAGATATGCTTAACAATGGTCAAACTGGTGGAGATATTGTTGTCCAAATAGACGGAAGAGAAGTATTTAGAGCAGTTAGAGATCAACTTAAACAAGGAATGAGATTCGCATAATCTCGTGGGCTTAATATGAGTTTTGAAATATTCGCAGAGAATTTAGTGGGCCAGGCGGTTATTACAGCATCGAGCACTAATGCGCTTTTTCCCGTTTCTAATATCAAAGATTATCGTAGGTCAAAGGTATGGAGATCGACTTCAAATACTGCCAATGTGGTGATTGATTTTGGAGAAACGTCTGAGGTCGAGGCTTTCTTTATCGTGCCAGACAAGAGATCGGGATTTGGTTTATCGACTGTCACTCTTGAATTTAACGGGACAAACTCTTGGGGATCTCCTGCGGCCACTGAAGTTGTGACGTTTTCTGATATTCACGGACTTGGTTTTAAAGAATTTACGACTAAGAGCTACCGTTTTTGCCGAATAGTTATGGCTTCCACTCTTGGATATTGCGAGATTGCAAACATCTTTTTAGGTAAGAAGCTTAATATTGATAGAAGCATTTCATTTGGGTGGACATATAAAGATGATGAGCTATCTCAATCAAAACTTAATCGATACGGGCAAAAGTTTACTGACATTATTCTTAGACAGAAAACAATATCAGGGGCCTTGAGACTTTTAGACAAAGACCAAATTGCAGAGTTTTATAAGTGCTATGACCTTTGCGGAGAGTCTAAACCTTTCTTTATTCGCCTAGGGTGCGACAAGATGTCCGACGATTTTAGGCGGTATTCAGGGATGGTTTTCTTTTCTGATATTCCAACGGTAACAAACGGCAATTTTAACAGATACAATCTTTCAATGACAATGAGAGAGGCGACATGACCACGCTTGTTGCTCAGACTTTATTCAATGAGCTTATCCAAGAAGTTCGATACAACCTTCAGGAGAGAAAGCATATTGGGTGCATTTCGCCTTACTTGTACCTTCATAACGCTGTCGGAACATTTACTTTTGAGGTCATTAAAGACTCGGTGACGATATTCTCAAAATCATTTACTCCTGACGACGTTAAGGCCTCTTTAGGCACGACTTTTGATTATATGCACGTATTTTATCCAATCATCCCTGGTGAGCCTTTAAAGCTTGAAAAAGGGCTTTATTCGTTTAGGCTTTCGGCCACGGGATACACCGCTAACTCTGTTTCATTTATTGCATGGCTTCAACAATTTGAGGATATTCAAAACGAAATGGATTACATACCATTAACTAGTGACCAAAATTCTTTAGCTTTTAGAATTAAAGAATATAAGGAAGGTGTCCTTTGACGCGTATTGTGCAATTCTCGGATGGCTTTGTGAGCGCAAGCGCTCCCGTCGTTTCTGGGGGATCTCAGGAAAATTACGATCTATTGAATAACCAAACAGGAACGGAAATCACGGGCCTTGTTTTTGATTCGCTTCTTTATAAATCTGCTTTCATTGATGCCGAGATTGAAAGAAATGGGATCTTAAGCTTCAGGCAAACTATCCAAATTCAGCTTTATTTTGATGGCACAGGCTGGAATTTAACAACTGGTAATAGTTCAGGGGACGACATTTTAAATCCATCTATTACCGAACCAGAAATGATTACTTTATTTATCGACTCGACAGGACAGGTGTCTTACGACTCTGGGAACCTTGTAGGGCAAACAAGTTCAAAACTTAAACTTTCAATAGTGAGAATCGTCGCATGAGATTTATTTTATTAATTGCTTACTTAACAGCTTTTGCATGGCTTTTTGAGTCACACGCACAGCAAAACATTAACAACCTAACGTCAAAACAAATCACGGTTAACGGCAAAATCGAGGTCAATTCAACATCTCAAAGCTCTAAGCCTTGCCCTGCAATGACTGAAGCGCAAAGAGATGCGATTGTATCTCCCGTTAGTGGTTCATGTGTTTACAATACAAACACGCTTACTCTAAATATTTACAATGGCACAATCTGGAAGAGCGCAGGAGGCGGAATTTCTAACTGGGAAACTGCCTTTAACTATGCGATTAACGATGTTGTCATTGAATCAAATAAGATTTACCAATGTAATACTGCTCACACTTCAACCACTTTCTCTTCTGATATCGCTAATTGGACTTTAATTTCAGATAACCTTCCAATCAGTCTAACTTCGGATGTCACAGGTGTTTTACCTATGGCAAACGGAGTTACAGATAAGAACGTTACGCCTGTGTTGGGTGGTGTGGTGTAGACAGATG